ATCTGCCGATGCAGCGTGGGTAAACGTGCCTTGGAATCCGCTACCAGCAGTAGAGGCAAATCTATATTTTGTTTCTGCTGCTCTACCAGCTACACGCAGTAAAAGGTCCACATAGGTATCTTCTGAGCCAGAGCCAATGTCTGTGGCAGCAAAATCAAGACGACCAAGTACGCAAGGATTCTCGTCAGCACTTTCAGCATCGAACTGAATACCTGTGCCAATACCAGCAGCAGGGGTTCCACTGGTTACGCTTCGTAGAATAGCAGCAACATCTACTGCATCGGTGCGTGAATCTGTTTCGCTCACGATTAGCTGTGAACCAGTGATTGTAGTAGTACCGTCTGATGCTACCTTGAATCGTTCTGCTGCTGTTGCACCAGCTTCTCGAAGGAATATCTTAAAATCCGAATCCTCTGCACCAGCCCCTTTGTCTGAAAATGAAAATTGTAAACTACCTAGCACAGACGGATTTTCATCTGCGCTCTCGGCATCAAACTGGATTCCAGTACCTATACCCGTATCTGGCGTGCCAGATGTAACCGAGCGTAGAATAGCTGCTATGTCCACGGCATCTGTCCTACTATCAGTTTCGCTTACTATTAATTGCGAACCAGTAATTGTGGTTGTACCGTCAGATGCAATCCTGAATCTCTCGGCAGCAGTAGCACCGCCTTCCCGTAAGAACACTAGAAAATCAGAATCTTCCGCACCGGCCCCCTTATCGGTAAACAGGAATTGCAATGAACCAAGAACTGATGGATTTTCGTTTGCCGATTCTGCATCAAATTGTAATCCAGTTCCAATCCCATCAGCGGGTGTGCCACTCGTAGTGGACCTCAAGATTGCTGCTATATCTACTGTATTGGTACGGCTATCTTCTGGTGCTGCTGCAATAACTGCTTGTGCGCCAAATTCAGCAGCCATTGAACCGCCTGTAGTAATGTTCAGCGTATCGGCCCCACTGAAATATATTCCAGTATTGCTGTCACCGTTTGGATTAATGGAAGGATCACTTACCGAACCGGCATTAATATCGTCTACACGATTATTATCAAGATCAAGAGTGCCAGTTAGAGGTGAAACCAACGACAATCCATTGTTAATAATGTTATTAAATTCTGCGTTAAGATCACTAGCTGTAAGGACTTCCGCAGTCCATGTTTTTACCCGACTTAAAGCCATAATTGTTCCTTACGTTAAATCTGCTGCTACCGATGTGGCAACCACATCGTAGTCTACCCCCATCTCATATATCTCTGCGCTTTGATTTAGCCCACCCTGTGTAATGTCAAGCTGGATAGATCTTGCTTCCCCAAGGGTATTATTGACCACCGTCTGCAATGGATTACCACCTAGAATACCAGTATCTAATTCGCTAGTATCAAGTAGAAACCCTGCTGTTCCCTGATTAAAAGTGTAGCTTTCTGCTGTTTCCTGATCTCGCTGTAAACTGACAGTAATATCCCAATTACCTACGGGACGAGACTTCATGTACATCGAATACAAACCAACTGGCTGATCACCTCTTGGCTGTGGCGGTGGTAATATAATTTGAGGCGTAGTAATCCTAAAGGTATAAGCATCTGAACCATTATTCAGACTATAGTTGGTTCCAGTGTCATGTCTTTCAACAAACCCACCTGTAGTTCCAAAGCATAACTCAGGCACGCTAGTGCTAGGGTTTATTCTTATCGCTGCCGAATGACAGCTGCGACCAGGCCAAGTAAACGCCTTTAATCCTTGTTCTTGACTTAGAATATAAGATAATCCAAAAATCATATCTGGCTCCGAAGATGCAGCACTAGTCGCTGTCCATACTACACAACTCTTTCTTGTGTAGTTCGTACCCCAAACAGCATTTAACTGAGATCGCTTAACCTCATTAGTAAAGAAGCCCCGAAGAAACCTAGTTAAATCAGCTTCTACAAAATCTCCAAACTTCTCCGTTGCACTTAGGCTATGAATACCCCTATCGCTCATAAACCACACATCGTTTCCAACCTCTACAATGGAGTTATGAGACTGCAAGGCTATGCCACCTACCAACTTAGTAACTGCGAAGGCCGCCGTGGTACGCCCTGAGATAACGTGGACGCTACCTATGTTTGGACCTTTAAATATAAATAGACGATCCTTGTGAGATACTACCCCAATAATTCTATCACCATCATCATCTGATATGTCTATTGATCCAGTATCGCTACCTGTGTAATCTTCAGGATCGCCGCCAGCCCCATAGGTTATCCGTGATGGATTAGCATTTACCCCCCAGGTCCAAACACGGTTAAGATGCAATACCGCCCCTCGTCCAGCAGGAGGTGATCCCCCAAGAGTTGCCACGTTACCGCTTCCCGACCATTTAAGTGGCGTATCATTCTTGTCGGTAAAGATTAATAATAAATCGCCAGCCTGACAAAATACTGGAATAGCATCTGCCGTAATAGAAGCTGAACCAGTTATCTCATCAAATGTTCCATCCATGTCTTCCTTGTAGATTTTCTGGTTGCTAGTCATCAATACATACTTTTGAGTATATGTACCCGATGTGCCAGTAATCCAGAAATCACGCATCCCTGTGATATTAGGGGTGCTCGATATGGCAGACGAATTAACTCGAACACTACCACCGACCTTTAGAGCCGAACCGCCTACGCTGTATATCGTATTCTCGGCTCGTTGTAAGTGCGAAACCTCACGCACTTGCGGGGCCAGATCGGTTGCATAACCACCTTGAAAGTTAAAAATTCGTGTTGCTTGTATCTTTTCAGGCACGTCTTATATCTCCACCACAAATCTCACATTCGATACGATACTCGCTTGATGGAATTGGAACATTCAATCGTGTAGGCCATAATATAGATTGGTAGACTTCAGGGAATAGCTCATCCCTTCTACCAAACAGTTGATATGGCACATCGTGGCAGCTACCACATTCCATGTCTGATATAAACTTTAGATGATTATTTTCGTCATGGCATCCTAAAACTTTCAAACTCATTGCCAGTGCTAAAACGCCTCTTTCTGAACGAGTCGGAATTTCCACGACCAAAGTAACTGCGTGGACTAAATCGTGGCCTATCGTGAATTGAACTCGCTACATTATCTGACTGTACACGCTGCATCAGTTCGTTGTATTCTGCCTTGGTTTCCTGCGAGCGTGTATCGTCCTTCCTGTCCCTATACCAATGATATAGAGCATTTAGGACAATTAAATGCCTATAACGTAATGGAATTATAGGCTCATCTGTATCATTTACTAATTGTGCTTGTTCTGTTCCTGACGATGTTACCGCTAAATTGGATGTTATATACTCATAGGGAATAACATAAATATTATCCGGTGGCGGGTGTACTACCACTCTATATCGAGGCGTAGTGTTACTGGAAAAATCAAGCTGAATTATCGTAGCAACCGATGGCCTGCCAATAGTATAATTACCTGGGTATCGCCTACGAAATTCCTGTGGACCAATAAGAGGAATATTGAATTCCTTACTAAAACTGCGTAAGTCTACAGGTCTAAAGAAATCGGATTCTAGGGGATACTCGTCCTCGAAATATGTATAGGAATCGCCCGATAGGTCGGAATCACCCACATATCTATGGGCTAATGTAATACTTGTATCACTACCAACTGCGCTTACAAGGTAGACATCTGTTTCGCCAGCAAATCTAACCTTTCCACCAACACGGGCATTGTTAAATCCCATGCCATCAACGGCTGTGTTCCATGCTGTACTAGAACCAGTTACGGCTGTGCGAGATACTGAAATATCAATCGCTACAGTACCAGTGGTATAGTCATCATGGGTTTCTAGGTAATTACGCCTAATTGCCCACGGAACATAATTCCCTGGTGCAACGTGAATATCGTGAAGCGCAGTATTTAAAAACCTATCAGCCGCATTATTAGTGTCGGTAACGCTGGTAGCTTCACGCAAACGAAATAAAAAATCTCTTCGCAAGTCTGCTAGTGTTGTAACTTGTGTTGCTGCCCCCATTTGTTGTACCTTTCCTAACCACGAATTCCCCTATCAACATAATGTCCACTACTCATTATAGGAGAGCTTGGACGTTTAAGTGAAACCCACGCTTGCGGATTGGTTCCGGCCAACTGGACATACACACCTTTTTTGACTTGCACAGGAAGGTTCTGTCCTGGTGCTAGGTCGTTTGCTACAACATTCCTGACATAAACAACTGGTTCTCTGCTAAACGATATTCCTGTAGATGAATAAACATCAGTATCTAAAATTGTCATTACCGTATCAGTGCCGGTTCCCGTCAGGCTAACACTATCAATCGTGCAAGGACCAACGAAAGCGTTAATGTCACCAGTAACCCAAAATGTATCTACTCCAAATCTTTCCCGTGGATAAACCCTTGCATCATCAGCAATAATCCCACCTAGAAGCATTGTTCCAGTATTTCCAGAAGCAGTTCCACTGACTGCCCCAAAGCGAGCTACCGTAATCGCCCCTTGGTCTAGGGATGCTATTTGTGATCCTACTTGCGCCCCATCAACATAGAAGTCAATCGTGCCATCGTTACTTCCACCATCATCAATTTTTATACTTAACTCGATTTGATGCCATATCCCATTTGACCTGTTAAATGCAATAGAGTTAGTTGAAGTAGTTTCGCCAGCAAAGAATTTGTAGTCATCGCCATCTCTTTCTATTCCAAAAACAACCTCATCAGTGGATGAAGCCCGTAAGGCTAGTACGATAACTTTATTTGTATCACTTAACGTAAAGTTTTCTGCTACTAGAATGGGGAACCAAATATGTAAGCTTGCATCAGCACCAATATCAAGCCCATCATCTTCTTGTATATCAGATGTAGCAGTACCATTTAGCTGAATTCTACAAGCGTGTGAACCCTGCCAAGGGGAAAGCCCGCTACCAGCTAAAGTCTTATAGTCGGGAAAGTCCAACAAGGAACTACCCGAATCGTTTGCACTATTAAAATTACCTCTAGTACCATCATCAAAGTTTTCGTAAAATGTCCAAGGAAAAGCCATTTATAAACCCCCTATACCAAATTAGCGGCGCAAGAGCATATCCTGATAGCAAGCACCACTTATCAGAACATCACCAACCTTTGCCGTTGGCACTATTCCTCTAACCGTATCTAGCGTGCTATTGCTCACGATATGCCTTTCACACTCACTTTCTACTGTCTCGATTGGCATCGTCATATTGGCGGCGCAACCGTTTAAGCTGAATATGCAAAATACGCAAATTAGTAATGTCACCTTCACGGTGAGCCTTGAGTGCAAGTTGTTCAATACGTTTGATTTCACGGTCTAGCTTTGCGCTTTTAGTATTATATTTAGCAATGGCATCCCATATTCGAGTAAATAATGTCGCAACCGGACCAAGCCATCCAAGCATCTAGCAATGTCCTTCTACCTAATCCTTGCTCGCTTTCTCTAATTTATGGCCTAACCCAACTACCCCAAACGCAGCCGCTATAGCATACAATGGGCCAACGATACTCCCATAGCCTAGAAATTCCAGCAACGCTACTACCATTACTATTCCTGCTGAAGTCCAAGTTTTCCATCCCTTCATAGCCTACCCCCTTATGTATCTTGTTGTTTCTGCGCTTCTCTTTTAGCCTTTAGTGCGTCTTGTGCCTTCTTGATATTAACCAGTCTTTTTTCTCTTGCCTCTGGTGACGAAACTCTTTTAGGCTGCGTTGCAGTTGCCCTGTCTACTTGATTCTTGAGGTCATTAATCTCTGCCATTAATTTAGCTACTACATCCTCTTCAGCCTCTACTCTTTCGGCTTGCTTTAATGGCGTATCTACTTTAGTTTCCCCAAAGGTACGTTGCCAATTTTCTGCTGGCACATTGCTAAAGGCAAAATGACCAGGAATCTGTGCGTCTGCCATAAATGTTGTTTCACCTGGACGCATAATTGATGGCCTTAATACTTCAATGTTAGCTAGATCCCTAGCATCAGAATCAGGATTCTGTACTCGCTTTATATTCTTCCACTCAAGTACATAATCTTTATTCGCAGCTTCCCAATTTCGATTCCAATCTACTGCCCCTGGTGGATTACGCCGCATGACTTCCCTTGGAGGCATCTTGTTCGTTATTTTTTCTTCCAAATGCTTTCTACGGGTTTCCAGAGCATCCTTAGTTTCCCCCGATAAATCAGTCGGCGGGGAATAATCCTTTAACTGTCTTTGTAGCATATGGGAACGCCTGGCGAGGGTTCTTCGCCCCTCGTCAGACATTCCACTTTGTACCCATTCAGGTGCGCTTAATCGCCTTTCAATACGACCTAACTCTTCTTCAGCAGACTGCTTCTCGTTTGTTCGTAAATAACGAAAGGCAGGCGTTACTGTTCCGTTCTCTTTGTCAAATCTATTTCTAGTTGCTTTGACTTTGTTTAGTATTACTTCTGCTTCGGTACTACTCATATACTTCCTTTCTAGTTAGTCAGACATTATGAATCTATTGCTGGCAGTACATAGCCTGATGCGGCAATAGCACCGCTACCAAGATTATCAAATTGATATACACCAACAAGGGTAGCTAGGGCTTCACCGGCAGTATCCAGATGACCACTACGGTTGTGTGCTACAACACCTTCATTGTCAGAGGTATCACTAGTAATCAATACAGCCCCCGAAGTGTTTTTACATACATTATAATTCCATGTAACAAAGCATCGTCTTAAATCTTTACCCGTTGCAACCAGAATTACTCTTCCTGCCGTAGCCCCTGGGGTAAGAACAGCGTTGCCAGATACAATAAGGTCATCTAAGTCAGCATTTATCTCAATAAATTCTACGCAAGCGGCATCAGGTGAGGTCCATCGACAGTCAATAACCTTCAGTCCGTCAGAATCATTGTTGGTTGTGCTAGTTGCCTTAATAGGGGTCAGCCAGTTTTCATTAGTAGTATTGTCGGCAAACTCGATCTCTTCTAAGACTGTGCCTTTGGCAGTAAGATCCAAGCAAGCAACGATATCAGCATGACCAGCCGCAAAAACCAAGTTTTTGATTCTAACGTCAGCCGCAGAAATAACTGCCGTAACTGCTGTACCACCATCCATCAAGAAACGAGGACGTTGGTTGTATACGCCAAGCCCGATAATCGTGACACCAGCAACATCAAAGGTAATACCGCTTGCACCTGTAATGGTTTCTGCATGGTTAGGCATTACAATAATATGATCGCCCTGATTAGCGGTAGTTCTACCAATAGCAGCATCAAGAGTTGCCATTGGCTTTGTAGGAGAAGTTCCAGGGTTGCTATCGTTAGCAAAAGTTCCAGCACTATTTACGAAGTATGTATCCCCTGTCGTAAAAACTGGTCCAGAACCTAGAACTGGTACGCCAAAACTTGTTATACCATTCGGAAAATTTGTTAAACCCATTGCTATTTCCTCATACTAGGAACATCGGTTAATACCGTTGCTACTGAGATTTGCACTCAGTCTTACCCATAATTATTCATCAAAGTAAATATATGATTCACTTTAACTACGTTAAATATCACCAGCAGGATGTATCCTGACTTTTGAAAACCCAACCTTGTTCATATTACTACCAGACTTAGGCGAAAGACTAGGCCATGAGACTGTCTTAACGGGTACGTCTGATACTGTCTGCGACCCTGTGCCTGGGCTTGGGCGTGACCCTGACGGCCCAACAGACCTCTCTTTAGTTTTAGATTGATAACGACTTGCCATCATTACCCCCTTTAGTATTTAGAAGATTTCTTCTTTTTACCTTTCTTAACTTGTTTAACTTTCTTTGTACTTTTCTTTTTAGGCATAACACCTCTCCTTTAAATAATTATTACCACACCTTCCACCACGGGTCTTTTTTGTCCTCTTGTTTAGATGGTTTTTTAGAACGGAAATAAGATCGTTGTCCTGGAATTATTCCCTGATCTAATAGTTCTTGCCTTTCCTCTCTTGTCAAAGGACGATCTCGCTCACGCTCCCCTTCTTTGTCCTTAGAAGCGGATTCAACCTTATCCTCAGTTTGAGGATAATCTTTAGCGGGTGAATGGTGCTTAACTGTACGTCCTAAGAATGTTTCTTTTTTCACGCTAAGTGCCTTGCATTCCCAACTTATGCTGCTCTAGTCTTTCCCGATATTTCCTGTCCTGTTCTATTTTTTCACGCAATAGTCTTTCTCGCTCTATTTCCAGCCTTTTTCGTTCTAACAATCTTTGTTCTTCGGGTGTTAAATTATCTGGACGGTGTTTCCATATAGGATAATTCCTAGATGTACTGCGAGGATAATCCCTGGCTGGTGAATGGTGTTTAACAGGACGACCTAAAAATGATTCTTTTTTCATATTCTTCGCCTTCACTCAAGTATTCTTGTCTCAGATAAAGCATCGGGCGGGGGAACAGTGTACTTACCCCCACCCAATGAACACTTCCATGAATCAGCTTACCTGTGCGCCAAGTACCCAACGCCAATCAACGTAAGCATTACCCCAACGAGCATACACACGCCATTTGCCGTTAAAGGTGTCGAAGTCCTCAACAAATGAGAACTCGCCCTTATTCCTATCCATCCACACCAATCCACGACCACTCTTCATCATGTTGGCATCACATAGAAACCAATCATTGCTATCAGAGAGGTATACCCACTCTTCTACGTTATACTGTCCATAATGCACGTTTGCGTTGTTATTGGCAGTATCCACCTTGCCCTGTGAACCTACGATCTCATACGCAGTTTCGTAAAGATCAGGTGGAACCAGTAGCATGGATGGCATTACGCCAATTACTTCTGCTCTATCGCCACGGAACCCAACCATCTGGATTCTAGCTGAAGCTAACGCTACAGCAGACAATCCGGTTGTTACCAGGTTATCAAAACCAGTAGCAGTAGATGAGCTAGAGGTTGTCGTGTGCGAGTTAGAACAAAGTGCAACGCCTTCACTATGGCTGTAGAAGAAACTATCCTGGCTGAAAGCATTGGTAAACGGACGAACCGCATGGGATTGTCTCAAGCGAAAAAGTGCCTGTGACAAAGCCTTTGGCTTCTGATCTATGACATTAAAAAGGTCATCATCAAATAGCCTTCTCTCAATCTGGATACCAGCCGCAAACTCAAGCGGCGTAATAGCCACATCGTATCCTTGAAATACATCATCATAGTTCAGATTACCCGTGAACTGTGGAATATCCCCCAAGGTTCCAACGGAACTAAAACGCTCGGTTTGTAGTCTACCAGGCATCACGTTGTAGAAAGTGCCGACTCGATCTGGAACTTGCGTATACTCATCATCAAATATACGCTTGAATCTCGGATCAAGTACGTCAGCAAAATTTTCTGATTTAAGTGCCATTATCTAATCTCCTATTTTCATAATTTCTATAAATTATGTACAACCCTCATAGGCAGTTATACTTGCCCTTATTTATTATGTAGTAGCAAATGCGTGAGCATGGTCTGTCAAGACAAACTCAACTTCACTATTATTGCTATCACGCAGTATCAAGTTATAAACCGCACATAGACCACCAGTACCAGAAGCGATTGACGCATCAGCCTGATAGAAAGCAGCAGATGCTTGCACATTACCGTTTCCATCAGTAGTGTCCGTTCCATCCCCAGGGATCATCGTCCAAGGACACATCAAGAATTGGTCATTAACGGCAATTCCGTATTCCAAATCAACAGGGATAGTTACCGTTGCACTGGCTGAATGTGCGCTGATAATACGCCACTCTGATAGTCCAGCGATATTTCCATGTCTCTGTCTACGCCAAATGGTTCCACCGATCATCGAATTAGACTGTGCATCGGTTGAAGTAATCACATCAGGCGTACTTGTATCAGCAGCCGTATTGGTCATAACCGTAAGCGCAGTTCCCTCAGTAGAACTACCAGACATCGTTGCGTTGATAATGTTATCTGGCCTAATTGATACTTCGACCGTTCCTAGCGAACCAGCCGAAGGGGTTGCGCTATAGGTTCCCGAAGTAAGGGCAAGGCCAAGGCAATCCGCAAAGTCGGTTGCAGTAGAGGGAATAACCCCATTAGGATCATTTCCTGCATCAATGGCTATAATTCCTGGGTTAGAAAAAGTAGCCCCAATATGGTAGCGGCGCATTACTTCTGCCCCGCCATATAATGTTCCTGAAACTTTCATATTCTTATTCTCCTATTATCGTTAATTTTAAAACCACTATGTTCTTTCCTGCTTGGGTTTGACGCTATGATCTTCTGCAAGAGAGAAACTTCCTGTGCCATTTTCCATCTTTGTTTCCATCTTCGCTTTGCTTCTGCTGGATCAATTCCAACTTGCAACCAGTATTCCTCGGCTACAAATATAGTACCGCCACCCATCCGTTCGGTTCTCTCGTTACAGCCATCACATACTCCATTAGCCATATACCCACTTGTCTTTCCTGTAGGATCAGGTACATACCGCCTTCGATATTTATTCCTTCTAGGATTGAACTTCTGTCTACACCAACTACAAAGCAGTATTGCGTGTCTTGAGTCGGCAAGTTCAGTTATCCATCCAGCAGGACTTAAATAGCCACGTTTAGGATTAGTCTGTCGCCCTTTATGCTCAAGAGCCTTGAGTTTTTCTTGCTTAGAAAAACCCTCGCCTAGCCTATGATATTTCGGAACGACTACTATTGGGCTATTCATTTTCTTGTAATCTGATCCTTACTTAGATATTCAGCCTCTCTTTTCATCTCCTCTGCCGAATAACCACGGGAACGCCAGTGGTCGATATATCGTTGTGGAATCGCTTCGCCCCTAGAGGTACGAAGAAGATTGTCATTTTGGATTCCAGTCTGATGTATGCCCCCACTATTTAATTCGCTATGGCTACTATTGCGGCGTTCAGCACCCGAACCAGATTGCCGCTTAAAACGATCTATCGGTCCAAATACAGTACGAAGTGCAAGAAGCTCGGTTTGAGGACTGCTAGCATATCCTTCACCTACTAGCTTGGTGAACTCTTTAGATATCTCACCGAATCTAGGATGCTGATGAGTTCCAAGACTAGGGGCTATATCAATATATTGATTGATTTGCCCAAGGGCAGATTCAAGTTGTCTACTATTACTTGTTTCTACCGCAGCCCTGCTCCTTTCCCGTGTCATTGCCTCTTCAATCTTAATATCAGCTAAAAGATCAGAAGCAGTTAATTGGTCCAATTCACCGCTATTAACAGCTGCATGAATCTGCTCACGGGTTATCCTCTTGTTAGACCCCCCATTTCCTCTGTCAACGACTTCGCCTGCGGGTACGCTTGGAGCCTGTCGGCTCGCTGCCTCTATCATGGCAGTTCTTTCTTCGGCACGAATTCGTGCCTCTCTTTCGGCCAAAAGTTCCCGTTCGGTCTGTTTGCGTATGCGGTATTCCTTTCGACCTCTAACGAAGCCAGGATGATCCCCGCTAGGTTCCCCTTCTTCTGATACCTCACCGACTTCAGTAGGGGTATCAACTTCAGGGGTTTCCGCAGGAACTACTTCCTCGGCTTGCACACCCTGCTGTTCATCATCGGGCATGAAAAACCTCCTATGGACAGTATGAACTATCGCACTAATTGTAATGGCTATTAGTGAGAGCCGCTTCCGCTACACGCAGAAGGCAGACAGGCAAGTAAAACTAACTTAGCAGTAGTCAAACGGACGTAGTATCGGTTTTTTTAATTTTAAAAGTAGCATCTATCCTAACCATGTGATTATTTTCACCGTTAGGCCATTCTTCATAATGGTAACGAGCATCATGGTTTTTTACCAACTGGTCAAATTTGTCTTTAATATCCGATATTTCTTGTAACCACGTTGCCATTGTTGTGCTCATTTATTACTTTATATTTTTGGCCTTCTCGTAGTATTTGCCTTTTTCCCAGGATACCGATTGACCAGATTTAGCATACTTCTTTACTGATGCACCTTCGCCCTTTGGCTGAAGCACAGATGGATTAGAAGTAGCAATGTTAATAGGATAATAAGTAGTCGAGTTTCCAGGCGTTCCGCTTCTTCCTTCTTTAGCTGGCATTGTTTGGCCCTCCTGTGTTTTGTACCGTATAACTCTGTTCGCCTCTATTAATCAGGATTTTAATTAAATCTAAAACTTCTGTCAAGCCTTTGATTCTTCCTTGCTGATAGGATAGCTCTAATCGCTTGGAAGCGAGCGCATCCCCGACTATATTTCTATCCTCAAGTATTTCTCGCTTTAGAGCATCTGCTATAGCTACTGCACGTTCTGACATAGCTGCTATATGGTCGGCATAAGTAACCCACTTTGGATCACCCTTTATACCACTCATGGCAACACCTACCATGTAGGCTAATCGTTTTTGCTCTACTTGAGTAGAATCATCCTTAACAACTTTCTCTTTTTCACGTTCATCAAAGTCTTGATACAAGATTGTCATATCTTAATATCTCTTCGCTGTTTTGGGGACAACAGGGATAATCCTAACGGGTCTGTTCTGTCTATATCTTCAATCTCGGTAGCATATCGTTTCAGAGCTTTCGCATTGGAATCCATCCTGGCTATTATACCTCTATTTATCCCATGGCTTTTTGCCTTACGATAATCATCACGATCTAAATACTCATCTGCTGCGGTACGAAAATCGCCCCTTTCAATTGCCTTTGCTGTCTCATGCTTGGCCTTAATCTCACCCCGATAAACCATATTGAAGAGAGCATGTTGTAAATAAGTAGGAAAGTGTTCATACTTTTGAAATAAATTTTTTGCTATGTTGATTTTATCTACTGAATCCAAGTCGAACAATTGTTCCGCTTGCTTATCGGTTAAAGGTACTTCCCCTTTTACATACTTGTCATAATCTTCCTTCTTATTCCCTATAACTTTTTTAAGATTTTCATCCTTTTCATAAGAAAGAACCTTATGTCCTACCCCAATAGTTAATATGTTATTTGGTCCTTCTAGGTATGCCCTTCCAGGTTCATCCGCTTTTCCCTTACCTTCCCATTTAAGAATGAAATTATATAACGATTCTTTAGGCTGTTCTTTCACGGCCTTTTCCCGAACCGGAGTAGAATTCCCTGCTAAATTTAACATGCTAGTTGTTATAGGTATAGCAACCACTACTGTAATCCCCCCTCTGGCTCTACCCCTGCCTCTGGCGATATTTCTGCACCCTCAGTTGCCGCTTGCTGTTCTGGTTCACTTACCGTTGTTGGAACACCGCCCTCAACCGCCTGTCCACCAGCACCACCGAGTTGCTGCTGCATCTGCTGTGCCGCTTGCATCATCTGTTGCTGTTGCGCCTCTTGCTGTACTCGTCTTAATACAGAACGCAAATAAGAACTATAGATATTCATTTCTATCTTGGTACTCAAAAGGCCAAAGTCATCGCTTTGCTGAAACGCCAGTAATTTTTGTAGATGGGTATTAACATCTTCCAATGGTGCGCCATCAGGAACCTCACCCTTAATGACAGCCGATATAGCCTGTTCGCCTGTAATTCGTGGAGTACGGTCATCTTCTGTTGGCGGCTTAACATACTGGTCTGGATCTTGATCTAAGGATTTCACATAATCACGAATAAGCTGGTGGGATGTTTGCTGATCGGTAATCCCCATCTGAAGCGCAAGCGGGCTAATAAGCACACCCATCATACGCTCGAATACCTGAGACATCGCCTGTCTGTTAGTATTGAGAATTGTAGCACGAAATTCAAAATCCATGTCTGCATCTAGTTCCTTATTAGTAACCAACGTATACTCATCCCCCGGCTTTGGAAGCCCAACAACACGGATTTCTTTCTCTGGTGGAAAGTTAGCCTGATTTAGCCTGTGGAACATTCTATGAACTTTTTTAAGGCCACTAAAAAATCTTCTTAACATCTGCTCGCTTCTAACATCGCCTTGTTGCAATAAGGCCATTGTAGTTCCCATTGTTCTCAATGCCGATGCCTTGCCAGTAGGAACTCGTCCAAGTTGAACATCTGAAATCATTGATAGTCGTTCAATCATTTGCTGCACAAGACCCATTGTGTTTAATACCCAGGCATTATTCTCGTTACCCCATCTTGGGAACATAATATCTTGCTGTGGATTATCTAAGGGAAATCCATCACCAGGCGATAATCTAACTATCTCTGGTTGCATACTGCTGGATGAACGATAGAAGAAATATGGAACATTTCTAATCTCGCCCCAATCAATATTCATATCCATTAAGGTTTTGTAAATATCATAGAGAGGTTCTACAAGCTCTAGTAGTCCTATTCCATAGAGCTGGTTGGGAACAGATATGAAACGAGCTTCGGCGATAGGACGCTCAATAGGTGTACCTGGATAAATTTCTGTAAGATATCTGGCTCTAAGTAATCGCTTAGTGTCTCTTGTTACCCAAAATATAACGTGTTCGGCTAGTCCATCGCCATTTACATCCCACAATCCATAATGTTCAACAATCTCAATACCACGAAGCTCTTTCTTTGTTTGGTCATGCTTGGCCTGTTCGGTTTGAAAACCACTCATGGCATCTTTCTGTTCCCGCATTTGCTCATTTTCATTAGCACTTGTAATAGGCGAGGTAGATGTACTAATGGCAATCCAATCTTCTTCGGTCATTAAATCATATGTGCCATCGTTCATTCTTCTGCGTATCTCATCTAAGCTGGCAATCCCAATGCGATTAACATAGGGCGCACCGAAGGGATTATCGGGGCCAGGTGGCTGAAGGTTAGCAGAGCGAATGGGAGCTACTATATCCTCAATATCTTCAACAATAACTACAGGCCCGTCTTTGACAAGAACTTCATGCTGAATATGAGCTTCCAGCCTACCATCATCTCTGTCATAGAAATCTACCTTACCATCTCTATGCTCGCCATTCTCGTCAAGTACGATCTTCCATGAATATCCATCCTCACTAGTAGCATTTGCATCTAAAAGAGAATCGCCAAATAAGTCTAAGAGCTTATCGCCTATTAGTTCGGCAACCCCACCATTGGCGGCTTCCTCGGGTAGTTTATCTAAAATCCTAACATCATTAATTTGTTGCTTATCCTTTACCCATCTAACGAAAGAAAATACAGTTCCATCATAAACAAAGTTAGAAGCCATATCGTCTATCTTGGACGCACCGTCTTGCTCGACAAATAACTGCCAATCAAGTAGCTGGTCTATTTTCTGTTGTTTAGCAACATTCCTGCTCTGTCGTGCTTTCGATTGTATGATAGGACGAAATCCCGTAGCGGCGTTAAAGATTGATGCCTGTACTCTTAGGGCAGCTACGGTCATAACTGGAATCCAGAAGTTAGAAGAATTAGCCCAAGGGCCGTTGTTGCTAGGCAACCAGCCACGAAACTTAGCGTATCGGCTGATTCGTCTGTTTAGCCAGTCACGCCTTTCGTTAATATCGTGTTCTAATCGTGAAATAACAAAACTAGAAACTTCGTCTTTATCGATTTTAAATGATTCTTTAGCTTTTCGAGCCATTGAATTATCTCCTACCTTTGCCAACTAGGTGGCCGATTAGTATTTCTTTCTAGTGGTTTATAAAAAGTACCACGCCTAATACGTTCTAGTTTATCGGAATACAAGGGGGAATTAACCACATCGCTCTTTCTAAGAATCTGAGTTCCAGTCTTTAAAGCTCTGAAAGTAAAATCCCCATTAACCAGATAGCCAGCCAAGGTCGGAAAGTCATCATCCTTATCTCTAGGTCTTGGTTTAGGGTCACGTTCATCGTTTGAGTATCTAGTCCATTCTGCCCAACAGTATCTCAAGAACTGATTGTTGGTAAACTTACAGTTATTGAATATACGAAACCTGGGCAACATAGTTCGCTTATCAGGTTTCATCAGTTCCTTCAATCTCATTCTAGCCGTTAAACGATTGTCGTTAGCCAAAGAGCAGCGCAGTCCAACTAAATCAAATTCCTCTTTTACCGTCCTTGCCGAAGTCTTAGATGACGAAGAAGGCGATTGGCCCATATTAGGATCAATTAATCTTTTGTGAACCTGTAGATGCAAATCACCTTCTATCTGCCTAACAGCATTGTAGACCAATAAGGGTTCATCGTCTATGCGTAACTCGGCTACCTGGAATACGTCATCAGAAGGACTTATGGCATACCATGCTATACAATGAGGTTTTCGTGGATGTGGGTCTAAAACCATAACCACAGGCCATGTGTACGCCTGGTCTATGGGTTCTACGAAATGACAGAAGCTGGCTGTATCTTCAGATTGGCAATAAGAACATTTTCTATCGCTTACAGATAGAATAGCCTTACTACATCCAAAGCACCAGTATTTAGGCACATCGGTATAGAGCGGATAGATCCTACCCGTTAGATGCAGAAATTTCCCGTGAAACCTTACTTCCTTCTGGTCATCCGATAAGCTCTTAGCAACATCGTGAATTTCCTGCTGACTAAGGATACGATTATGCTCGGTAAATAAAGTAAACGAATCAATATTTTCATCCTTGTTTGGCCCTTCTAATCCTTTTTCATAAAGTTCATCATACACCCAAGCGGCATCCCAGGCTGCTCCCTCGTCATCCGGTGGGGTCATTGCCATGTAGAGCTTGCCACCAGTGTCGATAGTCCTCATCTTATTCTCACGATATATGGACTTAGGCGGTCCTTCATCGTGAAGAATCAGGTGAAAACTACCACCAGAGAAGTTCTCGGTTTCCTGATCGTGAGACATAAACTGGATAGTAGTACCATTAGCTAAAGAGAGAGTTCTTTGCTTCTCGCTCCAAGATTGAAACCAATCACCGTTTTTAAGCATATGAGGCGGTATCCAGCCCCAATGACCGTAGGAACCACCTTCAGGATCTCTACCGTTCCACTTCCACCATTGTAGTTTTGGTTTAATGATAGGTTCCAATACGTTGGTTAGAGATTTACAAACAACACGAATTCTAAGGGGCGGTTTAAACTTCTTATCTCTAGGGTAATCCTTCTCAAGCGAATAGGGGATAATACCCGTTCCCTGAATACATATCTCAGCCAGGGTAGTGTCGGTCTTACTGCTTCTATTGCCACCAGTAACAATAATCTCTTTTGCCATACTAAGGTGAATCCTTCTTGCATCTTTGTTTACCGGCTCATATAGCAAAAGTTGCTGTTTCTGCTTTAAGTTGTTCCTGTATTCATTTATTTCATTAGCTAACTTAATCCGTTCTTCCAAAGAAAGAGCTAATATATCTTCTTTCGACTTCTTTAATGCGACTTTGAGGTTCATTTTAAACGCTATTTTATACCCTAAAACAAGAATCTGTCAATAGTCTTATAGGTTATGTGACGATTCAATTGATGATTATTGATGGGTTGGAGGGGCTTAAAATTCGTTTCATTCTAATCCCAACCCTATAGAAGAAAAGGAAACGAATTCGTTTCCGCCACGGGTAATCCCCTAGTGGCGGAAATGTATTTATATTCGAGATACAACCTAACCTCTGACTATAGAGACCCCCCATCGGAGGTTAGGTTTAGGTATACACCCCAGGATTGCTCTACATCTCTACACTCGTTGACATTTCCTCTTATATTTCA